AGCTCAACAAACTCTTCTCCCTCGCCCTCAAATAATACGACCGGGTTACCGTTTGTTTCCGCGTATAGTATCCACTCGCCGTCTTCGGTTTGGCCTTCGCAGAGCGTGCGGTCAGCGCCGTTCTGCAGTTGGTAGCCTTCGGCGTTGTAGTCTGTGGTGCCCCAGTGGTTAATGATTGTGTCTTCGAAAACTGCGAGATCGTTTGTGATGTAGTTTAGATTTTTCATGGTTTTTATTGTTTTGTTGGTTTTAGTCGTTGGGCTTGTCCCTATGAGCTATAAACCAATTTACGCACAAATGCGTAAAAAACAAGACTTATTTACGCATTTGTGCGTTTTTTATTTATTTATTTTACCAGTTGTTAATAAATCCGCCCCGCACGCGCTTGCCCGCCGTCTTCGCTGGGCGCTTTACCGTGGGTTTCTGTGGGTTAATCGTCCACTTGTCGCCGTCTGCCGTCGCCTCAGCCTCTGGCTTCAAGTGCATCACCTTCTCCGCTGGCAGCATCTTGTCTAGCATCTTGCGCAGTCCATCCCACGACGGGTTCAACGAGACGATGGCCGCGTAGCCATACGCGCGGATGTCAAGGGCTTCGTTTCGTGTAGAGCTGCTAGGCTTTTCAAATACTTTGTAAGCTTGGCCGAGATAGTAGCGCGTCTTGATGCGCTCGCTTGTCAGCATCTCAAAGTAGTGCTCGTCGTAGCCCGCCTCGGGCTGGTCGGTAAAGTGCATGGTATGTGCGCCCGGCGGGTCAAGGTTTAGGTGGCTGTAGATCGTGCGCTTGGCGCGGTTGACGCCGATGTTAAAGGTCGGAGCCTTGACCCCAGACTGGCGTTTCTGCGCATTAAACGCGACAAGCTCAGGCTCGCTTTGACCGGCACGCCCGAGTCCCTTGGACGGATATACCTCGTAGCCGCTAGCGAGCATCTTGAGGCAGAAAATGCGCACTTGCTCGGTGTTGTGACCTTCGTCGATAAACCCGCGTGACATGCGTAGCTCGCCGCCCGCAGGATGTTTCCACGTGCGCAGGATTTCACGGTTGAGCTTTTCCCACACCTCGCCGCGCTTGGTGTCACCGACTATCGTTGAGTAGCGCAGCCCGTAGGACTCAAAGCCGTCACGCCAGCCCACCCACTCAAACTCGATGCGGTCTTCTTGCACGTCGGCGGCGAACGTAATGCAAAGCACGCCGTCCGGCAGGGTGTCCGTCGGGTAGTCTTCGCGGCGCTCGTATACGGGGTGCCAGTCCACTGACTCGCCGAGCACGTCTTCCCATGTCTCAGCCTTAAAAGTGTTCGTCCACGTCTTGAGCGCTTCAACCCCGGCGTCTTTAGCTTCCAAGAACTCGCCCGCCCACTGGTGATACTTGGATTTGTAGCCCTTCTTATGTGGGAAAATGCTTATCATTGCGTTGGCTTGGTAACCGCGAACGCCGGTGAACGGTAGGGTCGGTCGCCATTCGCCCGCGTGGATCGAGTCAACGCGCTGCTCGTTTGTCCATGGGTCGCCGGTCTCGGGGTCGGCATAGTATGCGGCCTCTGGTGTGCGACGTTTCTGCGCGTCCGTAAACACGAGGTTTGCCCAGTCCAGCACGTGCCAGTTGCCCGTGAATGGGGACTGCACGAAATACTGGCGGTAGTCTGATTTGAGCATCCACTTTTCAATATTGCTCAGCCCTTTGATTGTAGGCGTGCTCATCACCACTTGCACAGCGTCCGCGTAGTTGTCAGCGCGTTTGAATGCTAGTGTAATCGGGTCGCCCTCTTCGGAGAAGTTCATCGCGTCAACTTCATCGCAGAAAACTGAACGCGCTTGGATCTGCCGGAAAGCAGAGGGTGAGTTTGCGCCAATCATGGACACGCGCCCGCCGAGGAACCGTTTTGAATACATCGTTGATCCTTTGCCTGTCGGCAGGACGATCCCGTCGAATACGTGCGAAGCGTCGAAGGTAGTCATTAGTTGCTCCTTAGCAAACTTGCCAGCGGCGTCTTTGGTCGGGTAAACTACGAGGATATTGTGCGGGTCAAGGTGAATCGATCGGCCTATCGGGTTAAGAATACAGTTTTCCGTCTTGCCGAGGCGCGAAGCCAGCTGCAAGACCGTGGTCGTGACCTCGGGGTCGTCGAGTGATTCGCCCGGCTCCTGCATGTATGGCGTCTGACTGATGTCATACATGCCAGCTTTAGCCGTGACTTCCGACGTCATCATGCGGTTCTCCCTCGCCCAGAGATGGACATGCGGCACCTCTGGTATGATGCAGAGGCGAGCGGCGAGGGCTAGGGGCTGGTAGGCGGTGGGCATTAGGTTTCAGGGTTGGCGACTTTGAATCGGCACTTGGCAACGTCCCCATTGCAACGCTCGATTTCGCTGCGGATCTGGTCGCAGATTGAGCGACGGGATTTAATCGGCAGCCAGTCCCACGCTTTAATCGCGTCGGCGAGGCGTTTAAAGATGTCGCAGAACAGGGCCTCGACCTCCATAGCGTCAACAGACTCGGCCTTCATCCGCCGTAGTTTTTCCTGCTTTAATTCCGCTGCCGCTTTGAGGTCTGCGAGCTTGTAGTCTTCGTCGGTGCCCATGACTACGGCCAGCACGTTGATAAGCTCGTAGTATTTCGACCGACCCTGCACCCGTATCGGCGTAAGCGTTGCCAGCTTCTCGCGGACGAACACGCGTGACAGTCCAGAGCGTTCAAGGTCTGACTGCGTAATCTCAACTGTGCGCTTGGTGCCGCGCTTCTCATCTGGCGCTTCGGCTGCGTCGTATTCGGCTACGAACTTTTGATCAGTTGCGTTTAGGCTTTTGCCCGCCTGCAGCTTCTTGATGATGCCTGCGTAGATAGCGCGATTGATTTTAGTCTTTTCCATTTTGCTCCTTCTTCTTGCTTTTAAAATGGAGCGCAGTGGTCGGAGTCGAACCGCCATCTTCTGACTGGATGTCAGACGCATTGCCACCAATGCTAACTGCGCCTTTAGGTTTTCCGCGATACATCCCAGCGCCTCTTGCTTGTATTTCACTAAACGGTATTTCTGGCACGGTCAAGCGAGAGCGTGATGTGGGGCTTATAAAATAGATGTATCTTAGCATGTAGCCTTTAACCTTTTCCCATTTTGAATGTTCATACTCTTTGCCCTGATGGTATGCAGCAATCTTATGCAGCATCTCTCCCGTCTCTGGATTGATTGCCATTTGCGAGTTTTCTTTAATGCCTGTTAAGGCAAATCCGCTCGCCCTGTAAATGGTTCCATCTCCGCATTGCGTCGCGTCGGCAAAGCTGACCACCCATTCAACATGGGGGTATTGCTTGCGGATAATGCGCATCGCTACCGATATGGCGCGACTCTCTGAGTTGCGAGGCAACCAGTCCGCAAAAGCCATACGGTTAAGCTCTAAGAAATTATTCCACTTCGTATCGCTTACCAGCGGCGCGATTAAATCTTTTCGCATTGATGGCCCGAAAGACATCGCGCCGCCGCATTTGCCTTTTAGGAATATGCCAAAATGAAGCTGTGAGTTGGGAACCACTTTCCCCGAGTAATGACACGCCCTAATCACTCGGTCTGCATCCTTAGAGGATATTGCTTTTAGGATAATGTCTTTAGCTTTCATGGGTGGCGGAGGTGTTTGGTAGTGAACCAAAATCCTTTGCAGGGTCGAGCCTCGTGCTCACACCTCCATTGGTTACCCATGATTGGTATTGTCGAAATATAGCAGGGTCTTTCGGGAAAGGAAAGGTTTTCTTTTTTAGCCGAGCCCGGACCCCGCTCTTGATAGGATATACGTATAGGTGTCTTCGAGCATTCACTATCTTGCCTTTGCCGTATAGGTATTCCCCGGCGGCTTGATTGCCCTGCTTGATTATATCCTTGGGCACTCGCCCAAATCTTAATGCGCTAACTAGATTCTTGTAGTCTCCTTTTTCGGTTTCAAAGAAATCGCTGCACGGCTCACCGCCCAAGTAAAGCCATCCTGATGCTTGAAAAATAAATCCGACATCGTCCTTGCACCCTCCGCTGTGAGTTAAGACAAGCCATACTCCTGCTTTTTTTAGCTGTCTCATTACTTGTCCCATCATCCAAGACTCGGTATTGTGCCCCATCGAATCACTAACCCAGGTTCTTTGCAGCTCAATGTATTGTGATCGCTCAATTTTATTGCACCATTTCTTAACCTTGCGCTCCGTAGTCGGCGCATAGCCTGCGACCATTACCCCGCAGCATCGCCCCTTAAAGAACAATCCAAACGCGACAGTAGCGCCTTGAGGCCAAGTGCCCATATAGTGCTTGGCGACGGATATTCGCTTTGCATCTTTTAGCGCGATAGGCGCAACCTTGCAGTTTGCTAAATCTTTATTTTTAGTTCGATTAATCATTTAGAGGTTTCGTTAAAATGTTTACAAACAAAAGCCAGCGCGTTGCCATTTGTGTTTTCATTCTGATCACTTTTTCCGTGTCCCATTTCTTGAGCTTTTTTAATCGCCAAGTCGACAATGTCAGCTTGAGCATCTGCAAGGCTAAATGTTTTTTGCTGAAATGGGGACTTATCCCCTTCGGCTAGGCTCGGCATCTCGCCCTCTGCAACGTCAAAATAATCAAGCTCTGCGTCAGATAGACCTAGCGATAACAAGTCAAAGTCTTCCGCTTCCAGTTTGGCAATCTCGGCAGCCAACATTTCCTCATCCCACTCGATGCCGTAGTCTGCCAGCTTGTTGTCGGCGATCACGTATGCGGCCTTCTCGGTTTCGCTGAGTCCGTCGATCACGATGCAAGGGATCTTCTTGAGACCCATTTGCACGGCTGCGACTGAGCGGCCATGCCCAGCCAGGATCATACCGGCTTCGTCAATTAGAACGGGGGCGGTAAATCCGAAGCGTTTGATGCTCGCCATGATCTTCTCGATCTGGTCTGCGCTGTGCTTTTTGGCGTTGCCTTCGTAGGGTTTCAGCGTGTTCGGGTTAGTCTGTTCGACTGGTCTCATAGTTTTGGTTCGGTTGACATGTTGTAAATTTTTGGAAAAGTTTTCTTTTTGCAGCAAGGTCGGAAATCCACGTGGCATCATGCTGAGCAAGGACCCAAACCCCGCCCCGCACTGCATGTGCCCCTGTCCCACGCTATCCACCGCTCACTCACACGCCGCACCACGCGCCTGCACGGTGTCGCCCTATACCTACCGCAGTGTGACTGCTGCTCGGCACCGAGGCTCTGCACATCCTTGCTACGCTTCGGATTATAACGCCGCTCAGAATCCGTCAAGCTCATAATGGGCGGAGGCGACTTAACGCGTTGACTGTGTGCTAGATTGAGTTCGGTCATGGGGTGTGCGCTTGGCGCTGTGCTTGCTCATGTGGCAAGCCCTTTGCTAGTGTCGGTGTAATAGCGCTCATTGTTGGCCTCCCTTTTCCATTTCTCGCGCTCTTACCATAAGTTTGACTCTTTCGGCTGGTGATGGCGTGGCAAGCCCATGCACCTGCACCTCTGGCACGCCGTAGAACATTCGCCCTTGATCGTCCTCGATGTCGTAGAGGGTGTCTTCTAATGGGTCGCCGTCGTCGGTCGTGCTGACGGCGAAATCGATTACGCCCTCGTGTAATGTTTCGCAAGCGGTGAAGCGCACGCGCTGGCATGCTAGGTATTTGAGTTTGCTCATAATTATCTCCTTAATTTGGTTGCTGGTTATTATTCTGGTTGCGAGAGTGTGATGCCCAATTCAGCCGCAAATACCGACACATTGTCAAGGTATGTTGTCATTCCGCGGACTTTCAGGGACGTGGTGCTGGCGTAGTCCAGTATGATACCCTTGGCGAAGTCCGCCATCTTATGCGCACCGTCGCGTCGTAGCTGTTTTACGGCTTGCACGCGCTCCGCAAGCTTATCATCTGCGGCGCAGAGCAACGGCACTAGAAACCGCTCCTTGAAGACGATGTGTAGGCTCTCAGTGTCTTGCCCCGTCTCCTCGCAGATGATCGACAGCCATTTGCGGTATAGGCGGTTTTGCGCCTGCGAGCGTGTCAACTCATAGGGTTTGACCGTGACCTCGTAAGGTGTCTCTGCGCTCACCAGCGCGTTGTCGATGATTGCGTGCGTGCGGGCTACGTCTTGGGGGGTGCGTAGGATAACGCGGTAGGTCTGTTTGGTTGGTGGCATGATATTAGATCCCTTTGGTTACGGCCTGCCCTGTTCGGCTCTCAAGCTGTGATCGCCCGACCTCCAGCGCGTGCTTGTCCTCATTCTTGCGCAGGCGGCTTGCTGTAGCCTCCTCGCTCTGCCATTTGGTCGGGTGTTTGAAGTCGATCCCTTCGCCTCTGAATGCGGCTTCGAGATCCTCGGCGGTGCATTCTTCAAATCCGGTGGTCAGGTTTTCGCCTCGGATTACCTGCCCCGACTCAAACGGGTATTTGCGACAAAACTCGACCCATGACAACTGCTTCCACCCGCCGGGCACGCGCTCTACCCAGTCGAACGGCTCCTTCGGTGTGTTGGCGTCGGCTGTGAGCCTGCGCGGGTCCTTGGATGGGTGTAAACTAAAATAGTCGTCAGCTTTGCCGAGAATCTCGGCGTAGTTATTGCAGAGCCGCTGCACGCTCTTGGGCCTGACTGATAGGTGATCGTCAAACTTGTCGCCCTTCGGCTTTGGTAGTCGCATAAACATTCGGACGGTCTCGGCGTCGCTGGCTGTGACGCTGTGTTCGATCTTTTTGAATGCGTCCGTTTCCCCTTTGGCGCGGGCGATGGTGTCTTTAAAATTGGGAGTTATGCCCTTGATTAGGATGCGGTGGAACGGGTGCAATCCGCCCTCCTTGCGCTCCGGTATCATTGGCATAATCTTGGCAAGTGTCGTCATTACCAGATGATCAAGCGGGTCGCCTGACGATTTGTGTCGGGCTGCAATGCGGCGGTATAGCTCGCGGGCTTCGTCGTGGATCGTAGTCATTGTGTGCGTTGGTTTGGTTGCGGCGCGGCTAGTTGATTATTCGACGATTTTGAGGTTCTTGATCTGTCCGGCTTCGATCGCATTGATGAATTTGACGGCTTGGTCTTTTGACATCCCGTAATTTAGCAACTGACCGTAAATTACGTTTTTCACAGCGGCTGCGGGGTTTGCGATAGTCAGTCCTGCGATGCTAGCGCTCGGCTTTGCTGACTCTTTCGGCTGTGCGGGCGCGGCATCACCCGGTGCCTTTTCCTGCGCCGCGACGCGCTCAGCATGGCGCTTTGCTGCCTCGGCATCCTGCTGCACCTTGAGCGCGGCGCGTCCGGCCTCCAGTGCTGCCTCGTCTTCGACAAACTTGGCACGGCGTGCTGTGTTCATTTCCAGCGCGGTGCCTTGCAGTTCGCGGGCTTCGGCTAGGCGGTCGCCGAAGAACGACTGTGACAGCTCCACGGCGTTGATCGCTGCAATGTGCGCGTCCCACTCGGCAAGCGTTGCAGTCCGGAACTCTCCGACGCGGTGGTGCCCGTGACGCATCAGCTCCAGCGCGTCCGTGATCGCTTTGGCGTGTGCTGCGACCTCGGCGTCGTATTGCGTGCGCGGAAAGAGGAAATCAGCCTTGAGCTCTGCGCCTCGGCTCTTTGCAATGCTGCGCTGAGCGTCAATTTTCTTAGCTTCCTGTTTTAGTGGATCGACTAGCGACTTTCCAGCGCGGTCGATGGCAGCGAAGAACTTGCCGATCTTGAGGCCGATGCTGCCGTAGTGTTTATGCTCTGCCGGGTTCGTTGGATCGAGGACAAGTGAGCTGATTTCTAGCTCCATCTTATCGATCTCCAGTTTCAGCCGGTCGCCATTAAATAGGGCGAGCGGTGCGCTTTCGTCGATTTCTGGAATCGTGATTTCGTGTGGTTTTTTCATTTCGTTTTCGTGTGTGTTATTTGGTGAGTTCGGAGAGTTCAGCTTGCAGCTTCGCAATAGTTGCCAGCTTTTCGTCCTTTAGTGTCGTTGCGCGGTGCAGCTGTATGCGAGGTTCAAGTGAATCCCATATTTTCTTGCGTGTTGACACGTCACCAAACACCTCTCCAAACATGCCTTTAACGTTCCAGAAATCCAAGTATTCAGGTCCATTAGATGTCCATATTTCAAATTGTAACTCATCAATTTTAATCACCATCGAATGATTTGTAATATGGACCACTTCGTATTCTCTGTCGATAACTGCACCAGTGATGCGGTTAGTAATTTCTTTTATGTGCTCTTTTATTTTCATATGTTTCGTGTTCGTGTGTGTTAGTAATATTGTGGTTGATTGGTGATGTTGTCATCTATGCCCATGCTGAGCTAAAACGGGGCGTCTACGGTTGCGCCGGTTGCAGGGTCGATGGCTGTTGGCACCTCGTTTGACTTGGCCTCGGTGATAGCCATGTCGAGCTTTTTGAGCAGCCCTGTGAGCTTCGGAGTGTCGGCGCTTTCTGACTTTGCAAAGAATGTCTTGATTGCCTGTAGGCTCTTTAGGTCGCCGTCAGCAGCGAGGTCAGAAAGCTGTTTGCCCTTCCACTTCGCCGGAGTCGCCAGCGGGTTGACAATCTCGAACCATTTCTGATCGGCACGCTTGGCCGCCCATGCCTCGGCTTTTTCTGCGGGGGTCTTTGGTATGGTGGCGGGGTGTGGTGTGGTTGGCTTTGACTCGGGCGACTTTGCCACCTCGTGAGTCGTGGCGTCAGGATCGTCCTTTGCCATTTCCTCGGTCGGAATTAGGAACATATTGACGAGCGCGTATTTGAGCGCAATTGAGAGCGTTTTTGATGCGCCTTTGTCGCCGTAGTCCATCGCTTCACCGATTGATGTCATTGCCACCTCAGAACCGTCCTCAGCCATAAAACGAAATCGAACGTCTGTCAGGTGGTGATACCCTGCCACGCCGTGCTTTGTTTTAAATTCGCTTACTTTGTGAGCTAACACGTCTGTCAGAATAACTACGCCATGAGTTTTGAAAACGCCGTTTAAACAGTTTAGCACTTGCTCAATACCACGAAATTTGAACTTCTGTTGCTGGTTGTATCCGCCCTTATCAATGGCTGAGATTTCGCGCATAATAGCAATCAGCGCGGGGGCGATCTTGCCGCCCTTTGTTTCCGCGCTCACTCGCTGCCCCCTTTGGCTACCTTGTCTGCGAGGTCACTGACGGCGAGGTCGATGACTGCGCCGTCGCTGCGTCCGACGCCTTCGCGGTTGAGCCGTTTGACCGTCGAATGGGTCGTCGGCGTTATGAACGTGTTGAGCCTTACGCGGTTGACGCGGGGTTTTTTAGTTGGTGCTGGTTGGTCTGTCATGGTGTGGGTGGTTGGTTGCTGTGAGTGGTTGCGGGTTGTGGTTGGTTGCTGTTGCAGGTCAGAAAGAAACGTCTTCGTCTAGCGGATCGTCGAGGTCAAATCCGTCGCCCTCGGGGGCTGCTGCCGTTTGCGCGGTCCGCGGTGACGGGTTCGCCGACTCCAGCACGGAGATCTTCCACGCCTCAAGATTGACGAAATGCTTCTCGTTCCACTCGCGGCCTCGAATGTTGAACCCGATTTCAACTAGATCGCCGACGTTCAACGACGCTACCAGCTCGGTCTTGTCCTTGAGCGCCTCAAACTGGATCTCCTGCGGGTATTTTTCCGCTTCGTCGCTTATCACGAATTCGCGCTTGTTGAAGCCGCTGCCGAACGTCTGCTCATCCTTGATGACCGTCACGCGGCCTTTAATTGTAAATGTGCTCATATTTTGGTGGTGCCTAGCGGAATGCTGGCACCCGGAAAGCCCGAGCTGTTAGGCTCAGGCTGTGGAGGGAATGGGTCGGCCTATATCAGGCCAGCGTTTTGAAACGAGTAATATCCGAGCCCTTGCGGGTCGCTTGGCTTGTCGCCGATCACGATGTGGTCGAGCAGGTCAATGCCAAGGATCTTCGCAGATTCGCGTAATTGCCTAGTCACTTGGATGTCAGCACGGCTGGGGGCCGGGTCGCCGCTTGGGTGGTTGTGGACGCAGATGATCCCGGAGGCGCCGCCGACGATGGCGGGCTTGAACACTTCGCGCGGATGAACCAGGCAGCTACTGGCAACGCCTTTTGTTATCATCACGCGGCCAAGTGGGTGATTTTTGCGGTCAACTAGGATCGCGTAAAGCCATTCAACGGTCGGATCGTCGTCAAATGCATCGCTCATGTATTCCGCGACCTTTTCGGGACGGTCGAGGCATGTTTCCTCGCCGAGTTTTAGGAGATTGTAAGATAGTTTGGCTTCGTAGATTTTCATACTGTTGGTTTCTCGTTTGTTTCGTGGGTGGCTGATGTCTATTTTGCCTGCGGATTGCTGGCACCCAGAAAGCCCGCGCAACTCCGAAGAGAGGGCGGGCACCGGGGTGGTTGCCGGGTGTGTTTAGATTCCGGGCTCGGCGCAATCCTGGTCCTGTGCGTCTGATATCAT